TAAGTATGAACAGTTCTCCAAGCATCTCAGCTCAAGTATCAAGTTCTGCCGCACAAACCCAACAAGTTTTATCGCTGGATGTAAGTACAAGTGGAGGTCAAACAACCGCTGACAATGTAGGTCCTGGTAATGTAGAGCCAACTAACACATCGGTAACTACGAGTGCGAATAATGTCGCAATTGGCTCTACAAGCAGCTCGGGACAAAGTAGTGATACAACTACAACTACAACCAGCCAGGGGGCTAGTGTACAAACACAGTCCGTAGAAGCACAAATAGCAATGGTTGATGTAAGCGCTACAACAGATACAGATAGCCTTGTTGCACAAATTGTGGCCGAGAATGTAAAAGTACAGCAAGAAGAAATGGAAGAACAACAAGCCGAGACAGGAGAGTATGCAGATGCAACTACATTGATTGGGTATATGGGATATGTCCCAGGCTTTAATGCATATACCCAAGTACGTCTTTCTGATCAAGCTAATTGGTATCAACCTAAAGCAATTTATGGTAATGTATCTATATCTGATAACAACGCTGCTTTTTATGGTATGTATGGAGACAGCTTAAGAGGGATGACTGCGTTAGTAAGCATGCAACCAAAATTATAGGTGATAAATGAACTGGTTTGAAAACAAAACAACACAAATAATAGCTCTAGTGGGTATTATAAGTACACTAGCTGGCTTCGGCTACACAGGAGCTACCTATGTTAATAGAATAGAAAATCTAGAAAAGAAAATAGGTAGAATAGAAGGCACAGAAGATGCTCAACAAGAGATTGAAGAACGCTTTAGTGCTATAGAAACTTCTGTAACTTATATTAATAAGTCGATAGACGATAGCATTATTCCTGAAGTTAAAGAAAATAGTAACATGATTAAAGTCATAGATATTGATATCTCAACTGCAACAACAGAGATAGCCGCGTTAGCTAATAGGGTTAAAAGAATTGAAGATCAAGACGATAACCCATTAGCACAATAAGAGGATAGAACAATGCCAGCTGGAAAAGGAACATACGGAAGAAAAAGAGGGAGACCCCCTACAAAGAAAAAATCTAAAAAGAAATCTAAAAAATATTAAAGGAGTAATCTATGGCATATTATGTAAAAAAAATTGGTTTAACTAAATGGTTTAAAGAAACTATATTAGGGATAGAACCTCTTGTAGAAACAGTAAAGGTTCGTGCAAGAACTACAAAAGGACGTTTTATGGGAGATGATCCTTCTACACCAAATATTAATGAAGCATATACGACTGTTAAAAAAGCTAAACCTAAGAAAAAAATTAAAGCTAAACCTAAGAAAAAGGCTAAAGCGAAAAAGAAATAATGTGGGATTTCCCTTTGAGATAATAACAATGCTAGGCTCAACGTTGTTGAGTAGTTTACTTAGTATTTGGTCTCAGTCTAGAAAAGCAAAAGAAGAACAACAAAAACTTCTCATAACGAGAGGTGAGTTTGAAATGAAAGCTAGAAAGCAATCCTTAGACCATGGCTTAAAAGATAAAGGTTTTGCTTGGACTAGAAGAATTATAGCTTTAGTTTCAGTACTTGCTATAGTAGTACTACCTAAATTAGTAGCTGTTTATTACCCAGAGGTGGATGTAACCGTAGGTTATACAAACTGGCGCCCTGGATTTTGGTTCTTAGTAGAAGGTAGAGAAAGATTTGAATGGATTACTTTTCAAGGTTTAGTGATTACACAATTGGATACTAACTTAGTATCTGCAATAATTGGAATGTATTTTGGAGGAAGTTTAGTTAAAAAATAAGAACGGCAAAATATATAGCTATTAAAGACAAAGATAAAGATATTACATATAAAAATAAAAAAAGATAAGCTTTCTTCTTTTCTAATCTAAACAGAGACATGGGTTTCTACCACACCATTCACACGCTTCTACTTTTTGGTTATCTATGTATGTAGCAACATCTTCGGTATTGACAAAAATTTTTCTGCCAATTTTATAACAAGGAAGTACTAATCTTTTATGGTAGATCATTGAATAGATTACTTTATCTGTGTTATGAAACAGTTCAGCAATGGCTTTGATATCCATTACAGGGCCATATTTTTTTAATAATAAATTAAGCATTATGTTTTTTTATGGCTGTTAGTATATAACCCAAACCAAGCTGCACCTGCCCCTACCACAATAGAAATGAGCCCTGATTGTTCAAAACTAGGATCGGGCAAGTCCATGAACCAGAAGGTTGTGTAGTAAAGTAAATACATATACACTCCTAGAAAAGCTCTTGGTATTATTCTCCAAGCATCTATTGCTTGTGCTACAAAGATAACCTTTTGAAAAGGGTTGTCGTTTTTTATATCTTCTAAATTTCGTATTTTATCTTTAAGGGCAGCGTTCTCTTGAAGCATTTCCATGAACTTAGACAAGTCCATCTCGACTTCATTTCGAGACATATCTCCACCGAATCTTCCGCTAGGGTAATGTTGTTCGTCACTCATTTTTTATTCATTACATAATATGCAATAATTGCATAGTGAATTATTTTAAAAAGGTCTTTTGGATTTTTACCGTCTTTCTTTCCAAAACGCATAGCATATTTCATAATATTACCTACACAAAAACCTTCGCCATGCCCTGCATCTAATATCATATCTGTTGCTTGGTATTTACCGTTTGCATAATGCTGGGAGTATGTAGAGTCAATATATTTTTTTAGTTCGTTTAAAGTTTCATCTTCTTTAAATTTATATTCTACGCCGTCATAAAAATCTTCAAGCCAATCTTCTAACTTCTCTGCCATACCTATTCCTTATTTAAACACATATTGGCTAGTTTATGAACAAAATCTTTCATTAAAACTGCCTCTAAATCAAATTCTTTTTGAGTAAAATATTTTTTTGTAAAATCTTGAGTGGTAATAATTTTATCTGCAACTCCCAGTACTGCATATATTGGTAAACCAAAGTTATATTGTTTAGTAAGCCAAGCACGTTGTTGTTGAGATAAATTAAATTTTAAATTTGTTGTACATCGGGCTGGCCTTTTGTTTATGTATTTATATTCTATAAAACAAAACCCCCCAGGCCCTGAATAAAAAGTGTCGGGTACTCCTCCGTGGTACGGATCATTTATTTTCCACCTAAAAACTTCTTTATCTAATAAAGAATGAATCTTGGCAATGAACTTGTGCTCTGTCATGGATAAGTAGTTCCAATTCCAACACTCCCAGTTTCATATAAATATCAATCACTTACAAGTCATGCGTACACGTGCGTCACATAGTGACGTATCATGTACGCACTATCCCCAGTTAGGCTCCTTTAACAGAACCGTAAATTCCCTTTGCGAACTCATAGTCCGCCTCTAAAACCCATCCTTGATTTTCTACAGACAAATTCCAGAACTTTTGCGCAGCTCTATTTTGAGTCTGAACGGCGGTAAGTTTCCAAAGAGAGGAGAAACGATCTCCACCCAATTGATTTATTTGGGTGTTCCATTCTCTAGATACTCTTAGCTTAGACGAAGAGAAATCCATAATAAACGCGGTGTTATTTAACACACCTGTTTTAGGATCTTTATTTAAAAGTAAATGAGATTGGGTTTGAGTGATTTCGTGATCTTCTAACGCAGCTCCCTGTGCTTCAAGATGTTTTGTTGCAGCCTCATAAGATTCAAATGTGCCGATTAAACCACCACCTTTTTCTCTTTTACGCCATACAACATACTCTTCAGTAAAATGTATGTTAACAACATACAAGCTCTTACCGTAGTTTTCTCTTGTAACACTGTTTATAAAGTCGCCAGGTTTGGCTCCTTTAATGTGATCCCCATGGTTTTCATCAACTTCATTATTTAATTGTTGAAGTAATTTAACACGGGGGGTTTGTAGATGGTCTCCAGTAACATTCTCGTTACCTAACCCAGATGCTCCTTTAACATGTGCAGGCACAGAGGTAGAGACTAAAGATATAGCATTTTCTGCCATTTTACGTTCTCCTTGGTTCGTTTTTATTTAGATCTGAAATTAACTTTGGTTAATTCAGTTGCTTTTACGCCTGGAACAGAACGTCCCATTTGTAGAAGTTCTCGGAAAGCTACAGCTGACATACGTCTTTGTATAAGTTCAAATTGCTTTGTATCAAGCAAGTGTTTATATACCGCATCCCAGTCTTCAACTGTAGGCACAATTTCTTGTTTTATTGATAAAGTACAACTTTCGTTACCCACTCTATCTATTCCTTGTTCTTTTAGGGTAGAAATAATTTTTGCTTCAAGTTCATACTTTTTAGCTTTCATACCTTTTTCTTTTTCTTGTAAAAGTTTAATGGCATTTCTTACTTGCGTAAGTTCAGTCAGTAATTCGTCCATCGTTTTTGGTTCTTCGTAATCGCTAATCATTCCGTTTAGCTCATTTATATTCATTTTAGTGTAGTACCTCTTTGGTTGGTTTGATAAATATGTGAACGCCGTCAGCTAAGTCTATGGCATGCCTGCTTGCCTCTGTCATTAACTCCTCAAAGCGCTCGGGTAGGTTTGCATCTTCATTTTCTAAAGCAATAAGTTCTATGATTACAAAAACTAAAGCTGCAGCTAGGACATCTGGCTTATATGTAGATAGCTTTTCCATTTGTTCTTGGTTTAGATGCTCAAGAAATATCATTTTGCTGTTGTCCATTATTTAACTCGCTTAATATATGTAATAGGTTTTCCATTCTGCCTAACTTAGTATTAAGTTTAACATAGACTTCTTCTTCCCAAGTATCTTTAGCTGAGATTAATATAGTTTCAGTTTTTTTTGTTTGTCCTGCTCTATAAATACGTCTATTAAATTGTTGAAAGTGTTCTGCATTGTACGTAGGACTACACCAGATGCATGTAGCTGCTCGTGTAAGCGTTAGTCCGTGTCCTGCTGACTGTGGGTGGGCAAACAGTACTTTAAGCTGTCCTGCTTGAAATCTAGCGACTATATCTTTACGTTTTTGTGCTGGAACTGAACCATCAATAAGTTCATAAGATATTTTCTTTTTCTTTGCTATAGTTATTAAAGCATCACGTTCATGCTTCCAATTAAAAGCAACTAATGAATGTTTACGTTCTTCGACTAAATCCATAACTAAGTTATATCGTTCTTGGTGGAAGTATTGAGCAACCCCATCTTGATCATAGACACCGCCTGATACTAATTGTAATAGTTTTTTGACTCGTGCCCCTGCGTTTACAGCATTAATAGTGCCTTGTTGTGTATATAACACTGATTCATCAGCAAGGGTTTTATACATACGGGCCACGGTCGGTGACAATGTAGTGTAAACATTTCTGACAATTTTATCAGGTAGATCAATACAATCCTCCAAGGCGTGGCGTATTGTAATGTCTTTTAATTTATCAGCTACAACTTCTTCGATCCCTGGTTTGTCTTTCCATTCATTAGCAAAGCCATTGAACTGTGGAGTGCAAACTTGGTTTCTAAAAGAATAGAAACGATCTCCTAATCTTTTACCGTCATCCACAAGTAAGGTTGGATGCCATATATCTAGGATACTATTAGTGTTAGGAGTCCCAGACATGGCAATCCTATTATTAAAATGACTGATAATAGTTTTGAGATTCTTAGAACGCTTTGCTTGTCGGTTTTTAAACGCGGTAAACTCATCAATAACGATCGTATTGAAAGTGTTAAGAAGGTGTAAATTTTTCCGTAGAAAATTGACTGCTTCGAAATTTGTAATGACCATTTGGTAGGATGAATCGTTGAAAATTTTGGCTCTATTCTTTGCATATGCAACTCCGTATTTTATAGTTGGTTGAAACTTAACTATGTCTTCAACCCAAGCTGCCTCTAGAATAGATAAAGGAGCTAAGACTAATGTTTTACCTCCTAGTGTAACGTGAGCGTCTAAGACGGCACGTGTTTTTCCTGTACCAGGATCAGATGTAATTAAACATCTGGGATTTTTGATAACAAATTTTGTTGTATCAGTTTGGTGCGAGTACGCCTCGGGTATTTGAGTGTTCATAGTTCATGTTTCTTCGTTAGTTGTTATTGTTATATTACCTTATTTTATCCCCCATTGGCAAATAGGATTTTCTCCTTTGCCATAGGAACACCATCTACAGGTAGTTTTAGATGGATTTGGTGGAAATTTAGTAGCAGTTGTCATTGTAACTGCGCGATTATGGAGCGTGGGCATGAACATCATAGCCTCATCTCTAGTATAAGCTTGTCTTGTTACCTCACCATGGTCTAAATACCATAGTTCGGTTTGAGCATGTTGTAGATTTGGGAACTTAAAGAACGTTCCTATTGCATACGTCAGGGCTTGTTGTGCGTGTGAGATTTCATTGCCGAACATTTTACCTGTTTTATAATCTATTACACGAGCTGAAGTTTCTGTTTCATGTAGGATTGCATCTAATTTTATACGTCCCCATACATCAGGGGCCATCCAGTCGCATGGTTGCCATTCTACTGTAAATCCCCACTCGCCTTCTAGTTCTACATGCCCCTCTTCAAATTGATGTTTTAAAAGAATGAACTCGCTTTCAAATTTTTTTAATGTATCAGGCATTTCAGATAGCTTGTCGTTTACATAATCTTCAGCCTGCTGGTGTATTTGTGTGCCACGTTTAGCGGCAGGGCCGTAGTCCTCATGTACGCGTTTTACTTTTGCGATGTAACTTCTGTACGCACAGGTTTCAAATGTTTTTAGAGTGGAGTGTGACCAAGCTGGAATAAGTCCCAGTTCATCTGGAGTCTCAGGCTGTTTTACATTTTTAGCATCAGGCCGAGAAGTTTGAGTTAAATCAGTCAATGAATTCCTTTATCAACTAGTGTTATATCTTTTTCGTCAAAGTGTTCTGTAATTAAAGATTGTTTCACATCTTCATCTAAGTTCCAAGTAATTACTACACCACGAGGAGCTGAAGCGTATTGTCCTTCTCCCATACGTTTACGTACTGATTTTATATTTAAGCGACTCATAGCTTTTGTAAAGTCTCTAACGGATAAACTTTTATTGCTATCTGTTAGCACATCATAAAGTAATTTTAAGTGCTGCATTGGGACAACAATTTCTTCCCCTGCATTAACAATCCAGTTCTTGATGTAACGTTGTGCTGTACTTATACTACCTGCATCAAAAGTGTTTGCTAAAGGTATGTCTAATATATCTATAAAGTATTCTAACTTATTGATTTTTATAGCATTCGCAAACTCTTCTAAAACAGACATTGATACTTCTTTCATATCTTTCTTAGCTTGATTTTCTAAGGCAGTATGTGCCATACGCACATCAACTTGGAATGAATCTAAAAGAGCAGCAAAAATATATAATTCTTGTTCTATTAGCTCTAAATTATTTAAGAGTTCAGGGTATTTTTTCTCTACTTTTACTTCTTGACGGGGCCCTACGTTGTAACGCCGATCACCATCTTCTATTTTTACAGCGTCTGCTCTATTTGTAAGAAAAATAAAATTACAAAAACTTGGTAATTCTACTTGATTTGTACGCATTGCGCGAATGGTTAGATTAGGTTCTGTTATTTGATGCTTTAATTTATCAGCCATTTTGCCTACATTACCTGAAGCCGCCATTCTGAATTCATCTACAACTAAGAAGAGCGCTGTACGCATATATAAATTAAATTGTTCTTCTATGTTCTCTATAGATCTCATAGGGGCTTGAGCTTCTCCAAATAAAGGTTTTAATACTCTATGTATAAATAAACCCTTACCTGTACCTGGGACCCCTGTAAGTATCCAAGCAGTCATTGTTTTTCTTTTATTTTGATAAATATACGCCAACCAATTAACAAAATGCTCTACTTCTGTAGGGCCTTCTCCTAAAATATGTTTGATTAGCGTATATATAGTGGGAGTGTAACGTTGTAAAGTAACAGCTTCGCCATAAGCAAGTTTTGCTACATCTTCAGGAGCTTTTAACATGTACTCTGTTTGTCTATATAAATTTACTTGGTAAGGAGCAGTCTCTAGTTGTATTCCTATTTTAGAACTAGGATCAAATATAACACGTGCATCTGGGATAAAGTCAGGGTTAGCTCTATTATGTGTTCGCATAAACCCATCAAGTGAACCTTTTTGAGTGGGTGTTAAAGGATACTCCTCTGTAAACTGTTGTTTTTCTTGGTCAAACACGCCGTTGTAGTATGTATCTGTATAAAAATCTCTTAATATAATAGGTTTTATACCTTTTCCTTCAGACATTTGCTCTGCAAATTTCTCAAATATACTTCTATAGAACTCAGGATCGGCTTTTTCTATCTCAAAGAGTGGTTCTCCTTTAAAGTTATACATATAATGAGGGTTAGTAAGTACAAAATAATAGGCTCCACTGTCGCCTCCGTTAATATTACAATTTACATAGGGCTCAGATACTCGGCACACTTCTATTGACATTTTATCTGGATTCTTTAGTACTTCTTGTGTTTGGTTATTAACGTTAACCGTAGTTATACGTTCTTTTTTCTTTGATAGTCCTGCTTTTTTACGCAGTCCATTTTTTATTTGAATACCTACGTTGTAGACTTTTTCTGGATTAACGTCCTTGACTAATGCACTAATGTCCACGGTTGACGATCCACGTTTGATGGCACACAATCTGTCTCCTTCAATAGGATCTTGTACATTTACAAATTTAGGGGCCGCTATGTATATTAACTTAGAGTTTTCAGCAAGACTTACATCTAATGGATATGAAATACTTTGGCCATTAGCTGATAATTTTAATTGGTTGGCAAGAAATTCTATTTCATAGTTTAATGTTTTAATCCATTCTTTTAAT